CTATGATTTCAGTAGAGGAATTAACGGGTATAATTGGGGAATACTTGTATCTGTTTTTATAAGGAACACGAACTTCCAACCCATGAACCCGTGCATTGGGAACCATGAATCCTCGGGAAGGGACTTCGGTCTGAAAACCATATAGTGCTCGGGCTGAACCCATCATGTCGGCAGGGACGGTAAATACTTCGAAAGCTTGAGCAGCTATTCTCTCGACGGCTGAGATATACGACATCCCAACGGTAATTCCCTCCCTGCCAGAAAACACGTTGATTTCATGCCCGCCACGTTGATACAAGAAAGGCATTTTGTAGGCAGGAAACATGCCCAACGCAAAATCTGGGTAAGTGGTTCCCGCCTTGGCCAAATAAACAGAAGGGTTGAGGACCAACCTAACTGTAGTAGTTAGCGAAGAGGGATAAGCCAGTTTGTGTGGTAACTTACAATACTGGCGAAGACTAGTCCAAGCTTCGGACATGGAATCCATGACCTGAAGACTGTGCATCTGTGGAATAGTTAACTTACCACCCACCGGTTGACAGATTATTTCTCCTGTCTCCATCGTGTCTGCTCCTTCTGCTCTGATCCGGCCTAAATCAGAAAATCGGCCAGATTCAGCGCGAACGGGGATTACAGTAGAACTGCTCCTGCCAGTAAACTGCAAATCTTCCATTCCTCGCACCCAAACTTGAATCACAACAGATTGTGAAACTGTCTGTGGTGCGCGTAAAGCATTGACGACATGAATAAACATTCTGCCGTAGGCTTGACTGTTGGGCAACCACTGTCTATCGTCTATATATGGAAAAGAAAGGCAAACGCTGTCTCCCTGCTGAAGATCAACAATTGTACGGTGCAAATTGTCGGTCTGAGCAAGAGTTAGAGTGCCTGAGGATGTGTCATTCTCAAAAGAAACTGCCAAAGAACCGGTATGAAAACCAGTTTTGACGAATTTCAGCATTACTTCCAAACCACCCCGGTAATGGGTGGAAAGGAGGGCCAAGTAATCAATGGGTGGAACTGCCCTAGTAGAACCAGGGGCACCGATGGAAGCAAAACCCGGACGCAAAACATTCGTGTCTATCTGCTCAACATCGGTAGTGTTCCAAACCACATCATAGGCCCATGACCACCTCCTCTTAATAAAGTTAAACGACATTTCATCTTGACCTCCTGGTGCGGTAAAAGCGAGTGTGCGAATAGCAGCATCGTTGTTTGCTGCCAAAGTTGGACCCGCTACCACACCTTCTGAATTTGGAAAGTGTCGATGGAAAAAGTCGGAAACGATCCTATTGGGCTCACCTGCGACAGGCCTCGAAAAACCCAACGAATTTGCGGTACCCGAAGCCATTTTCAACCAGTTGGCTGTGGGTCCCGTTATAGAAGAAAGGATAGGAACAGCTGATGCTGCCTTTGCCAACTTGGAAGAAGCCTCAAGCCACTTAGAAAGTGGTCTTTCCTCCTCCATTTCAACATTGGATTCCTTCCTGACCCCAAAGAACTCGACGTCGGTAAACCAAACCCAAACAGAACCAGAAACGGTCTGGGTTGGGTCTGCTGTGCCGTTCCTCAAAGGGGACATAACACGCAACTGGAAAGACATAAAATTGGGTGTCTGAAAATCCCAGTACTCAGCAAAGTGCGTGTAAGGCATGGACATTTCTATAGAAGGCATGGCCGTTGTTATTTCAAGGCCAGGCAATTGAGAAAAGGACATTATGTTGTTTGTATGAAATCTATATTTGGTTGTATATTGAAGATCTGGCAAGGCAGCTAACCTTAAACGGCCGGCTTGAAAAGGCGTCGCGTTAATCAAAACCTTAACATTTGTGGTGTACCTGACACCAGCAAAACCTCGCAATTTCTCACCAATGGGATTTCCAAACAAGCCATTGGACGAATCGAAACCAAAAATTAGATCATTCTGCGCTTGCGTCGTGGACCAATTGAAGGTTGCAGCTCGCCTGGGGCGTGCCAAGAAATCTCGGATTGAGTCGACCTTATTTACATTCAAAGACTCAATTTCTGGTATATCTAATTTCGCGTAATCTATGATCGACTCACCACCAGCATCAACAAAAGTGGTAATGCCGGCGGCAGCCGTTCCTTTCTCATTCACAGTTAATTGTTTTTGTTCAGCGGTCCAATCTTGAACCAATGCACAGAACCAAATGCAAAGGCTTCACCGTACGCCGGCTAACGGTACTCTATTCTTTCAATATATACATATATACAAAAACGGGCTGAGTGTACTCCTATGGTGAGGGCCCACCCCCACAAAAATAGCTGATGGGGCCTAGTGTGGGGGTTGTGTGTGAGATGTACGGCAGGGAAAACACTAACAGAACAGAGCTCAATCACTAGTTTAACGTCATTTCGGACGTGGATAGTTTAACCTCATTTCGGAGGGGCCTTATAATATTAAATTATTTATCTTTTTATTAAATTTGCCTGGTGTGGCTCACCAGGAAGCTTCCTCACTAACGATAAAACAAACAAAAGAAAGATAAATCAATAATATGCCTCAACACTCTTGATCTTCTGCCGCGATTCAGACTGCGTCAAATTGTGAATCGAGACATTAATGCGCAACTGGGTTCTGGCCATCGCTTGAACAATCATGGGCTGATATGTGTTGTATACAGTGTGGGAGTGCAACGATAACTCCAAAAGCATCATATTCACACTTTGCACCCAAGTTTCTTCCATCATGATGGTGTCGGGATTCTTCCTCTGCCACCTGATGGACTCCAAGATTGTATCAAGACTTAACGGAGCCAAAAATTCACCCGCTGACCTGCCTGTTCCTTCCACGAAACCCCTTTTCAAAAAGGTGCACTCTGTGATTGGACGCAAGCCACCGACGGTCGTGCTTTTGACTTCATCAGTATATTTAATGCCAAGAAATTGCCAAAACCCTCGAGCTAACATAGTGGGTGTGAACCATTCTAAATTATCACAATGCGCTCTCAAAATTTTGGAAATCAAACTGTCATCTCCAAAACACGTGTAAACAATCCTAGGATCATCGATATCATAGATCTCTGATATGGCCTCAAAGAAATCCAAGCCATTTTCCTGTGCATGTAACAAAGTCGTCACATACATAATCTCCATGATGTTGACGATCGAGTTCAAAATCGCAGTAAGAACCGTTCCACTAGGGTTCGATCCTATCCACTCATAAATCATGTCCTCGAACACGTGCCTCGAAAAAGCGCATTCCATGACCAACGCCCTTCTTATAAACGCAGTTTCAGATCCAACATCACCATACCATAAATCCATCAAGTCGCAAAAAGCAGCAACCCATGTGGGGTGCATCTCCTTGTCAAAACCAGAGACGTCCCCTGCACAGGTCCTCTTATCACCTTTGCACTTTCCGGAAAAATACTGATGGTGGTTAGCAATTTTCGCCCAATCTTCACTGTATGGGTTTGTTCCTACTGCAACACCATTGTCAATCTTGGTGCGCTGGATAAAATTCAAAAATCCAGCGCAATATCTACGCGTCAAAATGGCGAGTTCCATGCCAGAGCCTGAAACAAGGCGGGTTTTTCCTATTTGTACTTTTTCAACAGTGCGACGTTCATCTTTCAAAAAATCTAAACAAACGAACAAAGGTCTATATCCGCGCTTAATCAAAGCTTCCTTGGCGTGCATGCTTTTCAACAATTTTGGCCAATAATGCTCATCAAAAGTGTATTCGTCCGTTGCACCAAAAATTTGCCTTTTGCCATCCTTGAGTGTTAAGCAATACGGATATCCAGGACTCGTCTTGCGGGGAATGGGTTTCAAAAACTCCATATCATCAACTCCGCATATCGCTTCACTGATAGACAGAACCCTCCTCTCATTCTCACGAATCCCGTGTTTGACCATTTTGGCGAACAAGTTCCGAACTATGGCAGACACCATTTCACAGTTGGGGCCAATGGAACACTTCCCATACCCAGTCTGTGCCACCAAACCAGGGTCTACAAATTGACCATCCCGATTAGTGAACGGACTCAGTCGCGCGGGCGCAACCCCGGTTCCAGGTATCTTGAAAAATAAAGGAGAATGAACAAGCTTTGTCTTCTTTTGCAAAATTGGGGGCTTCACTTTGCCTATTGTGTTGTGGTACAATCTGCCCACATCACCGGGCACCACACCAATTTTGGTGAAACAACCTGATTCACTCTCAATTTCTCCAAACAAGCAGGGTTCATTTGCAATAATCTCGTCTTCTAAATTTTCTATATCTTCAGGAATGTCACGCAAAACACACGCTCCATTGGCCGTAACCATTGAAAGCTGCCTCATCGCAACAGCAAAGTCCTCCTTGGAGAAGAAGCAGCAATATCCGGAATTTTGGGTGGGATTACCTGCAACATGGACTCCCAAAACCTTCGGAGAGCCACTTCTTCCTTCGGAAACAATTGGGATGCCGCAAAAACCTGGTTTGTTTCCAATGCCAGTATATTTATAAAGACGATCACCAAACCAACGAGTTCCATCCTCGGCCATCTCCAAAAAGTCATCACTATTCCCAACCTCACGCACCTCTCTCCAATTCACTTCTTTCTTCGCCACACCTGACGTGTAGTTGAAAGCCGATCCTTGGAAAACAGCAGTTCCAATTTGGTGGGTACTGAGATCGTCGTCAAACTCCTTGTCTGTCATCAAGTTCTTCGAAATATCTTTTGCGGTCAACTGAACACTCCACAAAAGAGTGTCCGGCTCTAGTTCTTCTAATTCACCATCAATGTCGACCTTAAAATCGCGACCAAGTCTCACCGCAGCCTTAGGTCTCAGAACTCCTCCGACCATCTCAAAATGATCAACTAAAGCACATTCAGTTTCCAACCACTTTGTGAACACTTGTCCACCTTCTTTGGCATGTTGGGGTTTGCAGAATATAAGTCGAGCTTGTGGATACTGCTCCAGAGAATCTTGCAACTTCTCCATAACGTGTCTAGGGATGACTGCGACACGATTCTGGAGCATGGTCAAGTGGGATGACCAAGATTTTGCTCCGAAGCCTTCCTGAACCACAACCTTGAAATAAACAATGTTGTTGCACATGACCTTGGTTGTGAAAGAGGGAATGATACCCGGACTCTCGGATTGGACACCCGGAACTCGAGAAACTGGAGATCTGGCTTTCTTTTGCTTTGACTTCACTTGTTTGAGAGCGTAATCGGATTCAGAATTGGACAACTTGCTGCCCAAAAATTTCCAAGCTCCAATTGCTAATGCTGCAACAGCACCAACGAGCGCAGCATCCACAAAAACGTTCTTCCAATTCATTTTCGTCTCCACCCCGAGGTGAGCCGTAACAATGGCCTCAGGGATTTCAAGAACGATTTTGATGTGGCACGCAACATGTTGGATGGCTTCATCCTGAGTATCACAAAATGCTGGAGGCATTTTGGTATCAAGAGCCTGTGCACCAGAAACGACTAATTCCGCATCTTCAACAGATAAATTAACTCCAACCCTCTTAAATGCGGCAATAGCAAACTTTGTTGTGTCAGTCCCAGCCTCCAAATACATCTTCTTGTCTTTGGCATGCGTGAAAGCTTTGTTGACGAATTCAACATATGCTGTCTGGGTGTGATCAGCGTAATCAATCTCTTCACCATCCTTGTCTGTGTAATATCTCTTGCAAAGTTTCCGCAATCCACTGAACCAACCATTAACCTGTTCAGCAACAAACCCTCCAGCTTCAGACCTTATGGATCTATTGCTCATTTCAATGTCTCTTGCAAGAAAAGAGGCCAAACCGCCTGGCTCACTCTTCGCTCTCACCGAACCAATGGAACCACCACAATCACTTGCACCACGAGATGGCGGCAAAGGAATCCGAAGTGGCTTAATATCCGTAGTCTCGGAATCCACCACGGAATCTGTCCATCCAGTGCGCTTTGGAAATTCGAGTGGCGGTCCATGTTCTGGCCAACTCCTACAAGACGATTGAGTTTCCATGCGGTCTTGGAACCCCACCATAGAATTCAAGTTCGTGCAGACACTCGGGTTAAAATGGTGAAATATCGCGGTGGCGAATTCGGGGTCACCAGGGTAAAACTCCTTCGAAGTCTTATAAGGAATTGGCTTAATGTTGGCTCTCGCTTCGTTTGTCTCCTGCGTGGCCGATATGTCCTGACGTGGTTGTGAGCGGCGCCGAATCAATTGCTTCATGTTTACTGCAGCACTATCGTACATGTGATACACCCAATTATTAACTTGTGGGGGAGTGCGAGCATTCCACCAAACCCCCAATAAAGCAACTGCGAAACGGACAGGATCGAGACCATCAGACTCCAAAAAGCCAGGCACGACATCAGAAAAACCATGAACCTTGGCAAACAAAAAATTGACTGCCAACGCCAAATGATCATCATCAGTACACATCAGCTCTCTGACCAGGTCTCTGTAAATTGGAAAATGCAAATTCACCTTCAACATGAGCATCAAATCATTTTGCTCCATGCCAAAGTTGGGATTCACCTCCAGGTGATTCCACAAGTATCCACTGGTTTCCGACAATGGAGGGGAAATGAAGTTATAAGACCCTGGCAACTCTTCAGGTTCATCAGGTACCATCCCCTGAACTCCCTTGGCAGCCAAACTTTCCAAAACTTCTCTCACATCGGGCACAATGTCATCTTCTTTGGTAGCAGTTCCACTCAAACTTAAAACAGCACTTCTCAATTTCATGGAAGTGTCAAAGACAGACACATTCTGATTGTACTGTTCAAGTGAAGACTTGAGTAACTGAGAAGGTTGTACCTGGTGGCGCACCCCCGAAGAGGTAACTTGCGTGTTGTGCTTCGACATTTTATGGACCCAAAACTTGTGATAAGCATAACTCAAATCCAAATATTTTTCATATGGCATGCTCTTTGGGTTGTCCGTAAATCTCATGGTATGTCCGGCCTGATATGCATGGATGAGTGATTTCAGCTCATCCTTTGTCAAAGAATCGGCTTGCTCACCGCCAAACTCTTTGGCTGCTTTCTCATAATCCAGTTCAACCTCAACAAATTTGACACGACGGAAAAAAGCTTCACAATCTTCAACTCCTTCCAAATCTGACCAATTTCTGTTGTTACTGGTGCCAAGAATAACTTTCGCTGTCATGAAATTGTTCCCTTTATCGGCCAAATCTGCCATGTTCAACGGACAAGCACAACTGTTGATGAAACCAAGCATGCGGGATGGTGTCGAAGCTTGTCCAGCCACCGGTGATTTTGTTGCAAACTCATCAATGTGGACGACAGTAGGACCGCGCCAGCCAGACATATATTGGTCAGTCTGATTCAATGAGTAAATTGCCTTGGACAATGACTCAGGGTGGCGCTTGTAGTAATCCATCATGTAGGGTGAACACATGTTCTGGATAAAATACATAGATATGTTATCGGTCATCCACGTCTTGCCAATACCCGGTTCACCAATGAACAACATTGCAACAGGCACAGGCCTACTACCAGAATTATTATTCAAAAAAACTTTCACAGAGTGCAAACAAGCATTCACTTTGGTCATGAGTGCAGTGGCTTGCTTAAACAAGATACTGTTTTCAGGTAATTTCTTCATGTTCTTGTTCAACGATTGCGCCTTTGTATCAAGATGCATCAATAATTCATCAGGGTGCATTTTGTGAGAATCCCAAGCAACCAACATGTCCTTAATTTCCTCAACATCCTTGTGAACCTCAATGGACTTTGGATTCACAAAATTGAAAAAATCATCTTTATTACCAGTTGCAAAAGAAATGACTGTGTTCGCTACATTTTGTATCATGGTCAAAAACAGCTCAATTGCACCAACGGAATTATGATTAAGTTTGGACGATGCCAAACTCTCTGCTGCCTTGAAAGCTTCGGGCATTGAAGAACAATATCCAAAGGCATCAACAAGGCGCATGAGTAAAACTCCACCTGCGAAAGTGACCGCAGCCGAACCGGCCTCAGAACGAATTCCAGAGCCTGACTCACCACGGACTCCACTGTGTTCATCTTCATCCTCTTCTTCCTCCTTATTGGTCATTTTCGCCCACAACTGGGACGCCTTTTCTTTGACCCAAGGCAAACGAAAAACAATGAGACCCAATCCCATGGTCACCAAAAACCAATTGCTTGTTTGGTAACCATAAAATACAACGCCCACACAAGCCAAATCAATCATTAACTTGTATGTTTCACCGCTAAGCCCAACAGAAACGTTGGCCTGTGGGCGAGGCATGACTTCAGCGAGTTGAGTTACAATGTTCCCAAGCGCCTTAGGGTCAAATTGACCAAACTTTATTTCAGGTTTGATCTCGAAAAGTCCTTCAGAACGAATGTTCTGTTGCTCAATAATACGCACCAAAGAGTGCATAGTATCAAGTATGACTCCAGAGCCAAGTTGGCCAGAATCGCGTGAGAGTGTTGAAAGCACTGCCATTGTGTTTATCAGTCGTTTGGTTCTGCGGGAAGTTTGCTCGTGCAATGAGGTGGTTGAGAATGGGGGGTTTACTTCCCCCCCAGAAGTCTGGCGTTTAACCTCCGCCAGAAAGAGGGATCCTGCAAGGAGCTTCCTATTTAAAGGAGATGTGCCAAGAACATCACTCCCCAGTAAAACATGGCTGTTTTTGGATTTTATATTTTATAGTTTTTTTTCATCTTATAAATCAAGTTAACGTCAATAGATCGGAGCTCAACCACACTCCTTCACAACAATCGCGTGACCCCAACGGAGCTACCCGCCGGGCAAAAATGAAGTTCATTACGCTTCAAATGTCACTCTGAACTCTTCAAGACAATCGACTCCTGCGCGCCGTCGCGCTAAATTAACATTTACCACGGAACCCTTCTGCAAAGCAGAATTACGGTGGTCTATTAAAACAGGCTCATGTAAAGAAGCAAATCTTATTACTTCGGCCCTGCCGGGCCTATGTCGAGATCGAGGCTAGAAATAATCAGAAAAACTTGAAATACAAGGACTATGTGTATAAGAGGGGTGAAAATTTACCAAACACAAAAGATATGTTTGACACGAAACACGCATACGCAGTGTGCAATAGCTCGTAAGCTAAGACACAAGACGTAGGTACGTGGACAACGCATATTCGTAAAAGGTACGTTGCCTTAATTTCTCTCTCAATAACTT